AATACCACCGGCCACTGAAATTGAGTGTTCTTTTAATGTACCATATCCACTTGATTTATAAGGGCCTTTTGGTTCTTTAGGTTCGCCTAAACTAGGTGCTTCATCAGTATAACCTAAATCTTTTTCTCCAAATTGACCATTTGTAGTATAATAAATAGGGTCTTTAGCTAAATTCTTAAATACAATGTCTTTAATTTCTTGTTCTGTTTTATCAGCGTTTTTAGGATCTTTTAGTTCACAATAATAACCAGATTGAATTTGTCCAAATATCATATTATTTGGATCTTTTTTATCTTTATTATCATATCCACGACTTTGGTCTTCTTCTACTTCTTTAGATACTTTCTTTTCTTCAGCTTTTACTTCAGCTGCTTCTTTTAAAAAGTTTTCAAATGCCGATTCGTATCCTTCTTTTTTCTTTTTTCCAAAAGGATTATTAATAGGAGCCAAACCAACAAAATTTTCATTGATTATACCTTTGTTTTTTAATATTTTAGAAGCTTCATTAAAGGTAGATGAATTTGTGATAAAATTAGGGTAGATTCTTTTTGCCTCTTTTAAAAATACATCTTTATGACCCTTGTCATTTTTAATTAATCTATATTGTTCGTTTAATGTTTTCATTATCTATTTTAATTTAATAATTGGGTAATATCTTCCAATAAACTTTCAACCATATCGGTTGAATATACTACTGTATATGTTCCTGGGTTTTCATTATAATATTTTATTGTTTCATTTTTAGCGTTTGATAATAGTGGAGATATAACATTTAATTTTTCTTCAACATCATCAAACATATTAATTCTATTTTGTTGGAAATCAGAAAGTTCACTTAATATTTCTTTTTCATTAAGTTGTTTAACTTCTAAATCCGCCCCCTTAATTTTTTTAGGGACTGGTTTATACCCCAATTTATAGTAATAAATATCGTTAGCTCCTGTAGACTTCTTATTTTTGTCAAAAGCTCGTGGAGTTAAATACCCTATGCCTTCACCTTCATCAATAGAACCCGCTACTAACCTATATCCCCATGAATCTAATTTCCATTTTAATTCTGCTTTATCTTCAGCTTCAAAATCAAAACGGTTATTATATCCATAATAACCAGTACCTCTTTTTTCAATATATGTTAATCCATCTTCTCCGTCATATACTGCTATTTCGTTTCCTTGAAAAGTACCTTCTTTTAGATGGTCTAAATAAGGTTCAGTACTACCATCTTCATACTCAATAGTATGATCTTCAGGATTATTACTATCATTTTTATGAATTGTTTTTACCTTTTTACCCTTTATTGAAAGATCTTCCTTTACCATTAAAACTCTTTCATAGGCTTCAGGGTAATTTTTTCTAATGTGGGTTCTATATTGGTTAAATAAACCATTTAATTTTCCTGATATAGAATCAATTACTGTGTCGGATTCAGCTTCACCTTCACTTTCTAATGTTTTTATTAGTTGGTTTAATTTATCAAAAGTTTTATAGACTGTATCAAAGGCACCTACATCCTCTATACCCCATGTAATAGCTCCAGTTTCAGGGTTAATATCGGTTACGGTAGTTTTTTTACCACCTTGGACTTCAGTGTCACCAACTTCTATTTCTTTTAATTTATACTTGTACATGAGTAGTTTCTAATTCTTCAATTAAATCATAATATTGTAATAGGTTGATAAGATCACCATCTTTTACCTTAGATATCTTTCCTATTGAGGGTAAAATTTTAACTACTTCATTAATTTTAATTTGAACTGTTTTATCTTTAACTTTTGAATTTAATTCAGTAAGGGTGTTTTTTATTTCACCTACTTTACCATTATAGAATTCTTTTAATCTGGGGGTATTGTCTATAGAGGTAACTAATTCTTTTAATACTATTTTTTGATTTTCATTAAGATTAGTATATTTTTCATTAAACTTTTTTAATAAAACATTATAAGTTAGTGTTTTTAAATCTCTATCATATCCTGCATACTCATCTAAAACTGTTGGTGTTGTTTTTTTACTTGTAGTTTTAGTTGATATATATTCTATTATTGTAAGTTTATTGTTTATTTCTAACTCTGGGTTGCTAAATTTAGGCGTAGCCTTTATTTCAATTAAAGTATATAGGGCGGCTTGGGATTTATAATTAGGAAGCTTATGTTTAAAGAATTTATTTATATCATAATTAGTGGAAATTTCCTTAATTAAATTATATTTTTGTCTCCTTAAAGCTCCTCGATTTAAATTCCTTGACGATTCAATTAATGAATCCAAAACCACATTAGCTTTAGCTTCAGTGAGGTTTGTTTTTTTAGATAGAGTTTCATATAATTTATACTCCCTCCCTAATTCAGTTTTAACAAAAAAATGCTGTAAAATGTCTCGTGCTTTCGAATCCTTCCCATCTAAGGTATCAGTTGTTATTTGTCTGACTAGTAATTCAAAGAGAATACCAGAATTCTTAAATTTTGAATGTTTTATATTCATCCTTTATAGATTAGTTTATTTATAAATATATGTAAAAATATTACTCATGTAATTGAGATTCATCAAGTAAATTATTTTTTAAATTCTCAAAAACCAATTGTTTTTCCGTCTTTGGAGGTCTAGGTACTTTTTTTAACATACCTAAAGTTTCTAAAGCTAAAGGAGAACCTCCTTTATAATTAGTTTTTAGTCCTTTTGTATCACTTGAGTCTTTTTTCATCCCTTTTCTTCCTAATCTATCAGTTCCAAAAGCATTATCTTGTTTACCTATATTTGATAATTTTTCTTTTGGTCTACCTAGTGGTTTTTTCTCATTGTATCCATCGGGTACATTTGCGGGGTCAGATTGAAGTCTTCCTACCCCATATAGTGAAGCTAAATCATGTGGTGTACCGTACGATTTACCTGTTTCTTGTGGGTCGTTTCCTTCTGCCTCTATTTGAGCTAACCTAAATGCTCTTTTAGCATCTTCTTTAATTAAATCTCTGTATTCATCATATTGATCTTCACTGAAGTGGAAAACATTTTCATAAATCCAATCTGTTGGCATTATCTTACTATCTACCATAGCTTGAGCCAATGTCATTTTTTCAGTCATTAATGCCACTCTTTCTTGATCGTATATGATTGATGGAGTAGTCATTGATAGTTCAAAATTTGAAAGATTTTCATCTTTATAACCTTGAGTATATAAATGTACTAATGCTATTTTTTGTAATTCAGATACAATAATTCTTTGAATTCTTTCTATTGTACGAGCAAATCTAATATCTTGAGCAGCTAATGTTGCTTTACCTTCTGTGTCGGCATCATACCCCATAAAAGCTTTAGGTACTTTTAAAGCAGCGAATAGTTTATCCCTTAAATATTCTACATCCTGTATACCATCATATTGTAACCCATTTGCTGTTTCTATCTTAGTAGCTGTATCATTCCCACGAACTGGTATATAATAATCTTCTAACATATTTTGCATATTGTACTTTAAGTTGTATTCTCCTGTGTTTTGATCCACATAAGGAGTACGTTTCATTTTAGAAATAGTTTTCTGCATAAAGTTTTCTACTTCAGCAGGTGGTATATTCCCTACATTCATGTAAAATATTCGCTTTTCAGGCGCTCTAACTATTCTATGGATAAGCATGGCGTCTTCCATCATTGAATACTGTTTAAACAGTTTACGTGCTGGTTCTATGTATGATCTACCGTATGGGAGGAAATTAGTATCGGTAAGTAGTCTAAAATGCGCTACTTCGTAATTATCAAATATAATTGTGTTACCATCTTCAGAACCTGGTACATTATAATATCCATATCCTCCAGTCGATGTACCTTCAGGGTTAAAGGCAAATTGAACATCTGATGGATTATCTGGGTCTTGTCCTTCTAATCTTTCTATATGGAACGCATTATAAGGAATTACATTATATATTCCAAATTTTTCAGCCACCTCTAATTTTAAATAAAAATCTCCATATTTACACATATTACGAATCCAAGGCCATAAGTTAAACTCAATATTTAAAACATCATAAAATAAGTTATATAATATTTTTTGTATATTTTCATCTGAACTTTTAATTTGAAGTACTTCACCCATATCATTTTTAAGAGTACTTTCATCAGCTATAATGTCTAAAGCAGAAGCTATAATAGCATCTGTATCCATAGAATCATATTCTGAATATAGTTGAGGTCTTAGGGTTTGGTAATTAAAGTTACTTTGATAACCATATAAGGAAGTTGGTGATGTTGTGTAGATTCTATTAAATCTATCTATTAGGGAATTCGTTTCATATTCTCCAGATTGTTGGATCTTGTTTATATCCATAACCTTAAGTTGATTACCACCCTGGTTTCGAATGATAACATCTGTTGAGAATAACCTTTTTAATCTTGAAAATAATCTAGTATCTGCCATTTTACATTTATTATATTGTATAAATATTAATCTTTAATCTAAGAGCCATCTAATATCGTCCTCACCTTTAGAATATGGGTTATCCATCTTATAAGGATTAGTAGGCTGTCCTAAAGGAGTATAAACTCCTTCATATTTTGATTTAGTAGTTGAGATTCCATCTAACATTTTTTTAGTTAAATCAACCCCATGTTGTCTAAATTTAAACGCTGTATCTCTCATATACATCGCTATACCAAATGACATAACTAAATCATCATTATATCCTGGTTGTGATTCGGGTCTTCCATTTTTCCATATGAATACTTTCATTTCATCTAATAGTCTTTTTGAATAAAAAGTTACCCCTTTATCTGAGATATATTCTTGGAATTTACTTATTATCATAGGTCTAACTCTTGATGATGTTGTAAATCCAGCTACCATTTTTGATGTATCCATATATTGATCAAAGTACGAATCAGCTCTTACTTCTCCACTCTTAGGTGAATAATATAAGTTATTGTATCCTCTATCTATTATAGTTTGTATAGTTGACCATCCTATACTAGCATTCTCTACAACTAATAAAGCGTTATTATATTCTGTCGCTATTCCCACTAATAAATGTCCAAATTCTTTTGTTCCTAATTGCCCCTTATATTCTCCAACCTGTACGTTATTTTCAATATCCAATATATGAAAGGCTGAGTAATCTTTCCCATCACCTCTAGCAACATCAGCTACTACCATATATGTTCTTGAATAATCACATGGCTCCCATATCCATAAGTTACGATCTGCTCCTCGCTTTTCCAAAGGCTCTTTAATAAAGGTTTTTTCATAAAATTCTATATACTCAGAATAGAATACAGTATCCCCAGAAGTTGAAAACTCAGCGTCACACTCTTGAGCGGCTATTCTAGGATCTCCTAGTAATTCATCTTGTAAATCTCTCCAGGTCTGATCCCTTTCAGGATGGACAAACCAGGGTAATCTAATAGGTAAGAATTGATTTTCTCTATTTTCTGCTCTTACAAAGGTTTGATGAAACCAATTCCCAGTACCATAAGGTGTACTTAACACTATAGCCCCACCACCAGTTGCTAGGGTTTGTTGAGCTGATGCCCAAATTTTATCTATACCATCAATAAAGGCAGCCTCATCAACTATTAGTAAACTAACGGCTTCGGATCTACCTGCATCAGAAGCTGCGGATGTAGCTTTAATTTGGGAGCCATTTTTAAGACGTAAGGTTAGTTTGTTGTTTTCATCTGCATCTACTTTTAACCAGGATGGTAAATTTTCAAACATAAATTTTACCTTTGTAACCATATTTTTAGCTGTTTCCTGTTTAGTAGCTATACAAAGTATATTTTTATCTTTATGAAATAACATTAACCATAAAGAATAACCGGCTGATAGAGTAGACATCCCTAATTGTCTTGATTTATTGAGAATACAATATGGGTTTTCTTGGAATAAAGTAAGAACCTTATCTTGGAATGGGAATAGATTAAATTGTATTCTACCCCTTTGAGGATGTTGAATAAAACAATATTTTTTCATGAAATGTGATGGACTGTTAACACATTTTATATATTCTTGTCTTATTATTTTTTTTATATCACTCATATTATATTAAGACTACCAATGTAAGGATAGGTAGTATAATTGAACCCATAAACCCCATTATTTTTTGGAATTTTTGTTTCCTAATTTCTTTATTTTGTTTTTTTATTACATCTTCTTTCAATATAATTTCATCCTTTTGATTTTCTTGAATTTGCTCAAAATTTAGAATGACTTCTTTTAGGTTGGAATTTTGAGAAGATAAATTTGTGATGATATCTTTTTGGAGGGTTATTGTATTTAAATTTAAACTATCCCTTTCTTTATAGATTTCCAGTATACTATCAGTAATTTCATACTGGAGTAAATCACTTAATATTATTTTAGCATCCTCTAAAGGTAGGATGATTAAAGTATCCCCTTGGGGGGTAATAGAAGTTTTAATTTCTCCTGTTGAGATATTCTGAGAGGTGATGGGTAATGCTATCACTATCCATATTATTGATAAGAGCAGGTATTTCAGTTTTTGCATCCTCTAATTGTTTTAATTTTTCCTCAGTTTGTTGTAGTATAACTTTTGTACCATCTATTTCTAATAGTATTTCTTGGAGTTCGTTTTGTAATCCTACGTTTAATAAGATAATACTATCATTGGATACTCCAAGCTGTTTGTTAATTTCTTCTAATTCCCTTAACTCATCCTCATAAGTGTCTATGGGGGTTGAAGGTCTAAATATTAATGATAAAATTAAGGCCCCCGCAAGAACTATTATGAAAATAAGTTGTATATTAGATTGAAGCTTCAAGTTTGTTTTTTTCAGTAGTCATTTTCTTTAACTCCTTTTTAATTGATTCTTTTTTATCCCCCTCTGCCTTTTTATATTCTTTAGCTTTTGATTTCATCTTTTTAATAAGGGATTGGAGTTTATTACCTTTTGAAGCTATTGAATCTGCTTTATTTATATCATCTGCCGTAGGTTCTATATCATCTTCTTGTTCATTTATATCACCATCTACTCGAGGAGCATATTGTGTGTCCTCTCCTAATGATTCTGTAAATTTAGGACTAACATAAGTACGGGATTGGGGATCGTATTCACCTGCACCAAATTGATCTTCCATTTGATCCATTTTTCTTTGAATACCCCTAAAAGTATCATACATTGAAAGACCCCATTCCTTAGAGTATTTTTTAACAAATCTTACAATAATTTTTTCTAAAGTAGGATTATCAGATTCTGATAATATATATTTTATATTTTCTTTAATAACTTGTTTAAGTTGTGATTTTTTCATTTAAATAAATTTATTATAAATATGTGAAAAATAGTGTCTCTTGTATTACCTTAATACGTTCTTCAGTAGTACCTTCTAATCTAATAAGGTTTTTTATGTTTTGATGGTATTTATCTAAAAATCTTATAATTGTAAAATCAATTTCATTTCTATATTTACTATCTGTCTCCCTAACTCCATTATCCTCTATTTCAACACCTTCAGGACTTATATAAAATATGTAATCATATTCATGTATTAAATGTGATGCTAAATTTATAAAATCGTTTCTTTCTTGATGGTTCATAGACTTAGAACATTGAGCAAAAGACATAACATCAACAACTGTTCTATCAGTTATAATATTTTCATCCATTAGTTCAGCTGCTCTTTCAGATAGAAATACAGTTTGTCCCTTAATTGTTGAATCTGTATTTAGGGGAATACCTAAATCTCTTAAATATTTTGAACGTTCAGTTCTAAAAGTATAATTTTTAAACTCGGGTAGTTCTTTTAAAGCGTTTACTAGTGTAGTTTTACCTACCGACATTGTTCCGCAAAATCCGATTTTCATTACTACTTCATTAACATTGATGGGTTTTTACACCATGGAACACCTTCTAGACTTGCTCTAAAATCTTGAAATTCTTCTTGTGTTTTTTCAATCCCATGAAGAAACCATTTCGGTTTTGTTTTGGATTTTTTATCTATAGGCTCAATTGCCGGTCCCTCTGGATTATGATGTTTCCAATTCTGTGTAGAATCACCTCTAAATAGATGATGGTAAGAATCTCCAACCCTAATTGTTTTGATTTCGTAATACTTTTCTTTTTTCATATTATATTATTTAATTATTTATAATATAAATATAACATCATTTTCTTGGGAAGCCAAACATATCCCTATATATTTTCCATATATAGTATAAAGTCATCTATAACCGTTTTTTCCACCTTATTTAGGTTTTTTTTATGATTTTCTAATATGGTTATAGGATTTAGTGATTCTAAAATTAAAGGTTTAACACCTGATAATACATTTTCACATATTTTAGTATATTTTGGAGTGTAAACTTCTTCATCCCCATAATC